CAGATGACCTTGATCAGCCTGAACTGGCGGTAACTGGCCGAGATCAGCCGAGGCTCGAGACTGTGTGGCCTGATGCGTCAGGTTCGTTTGGGGCCGAGGTGGGGGGCTGGGCTTTACAGCACTTGGGAATGGAGTTGATGCCGTGGCAACAGCGTGTGCTTGACGGTCAGTTGTTGTTTGACGGCGACGGTGATTTTTTGCATCGTATGTCTATGGTTTCTACGGCGCGTCAGAACGGTAAGACGGTTGCGTTGACGGCGCTGGTTGGTTGGTGGTTGACTGAGATGCCTAAGCACCGGGGGCTACCGCAAACCGTGCTATCTACCGCGCATCGTCTTGACTTGGCAGTCATGTTGTACGACAAATTGGCTGACATTCTTGAACTTAGGTTTGGCGCAAAACTTATGCGGTCGTATGGCCGTAATCAGGTAACTATGCCTGACGGGTCTAAATGGTTTATTCGTGCAGCCAACTCGAGTGTTGGTCACGGTATGTCTTGCGACCTGATTGTCGCTGACGAAATTTGGGATATTGGCTCAACGGTTATTGACGGCGGTTTACTACCAGCCCAGCGCGCTCGACGTTCGCCATTGTTGTCGGCGTGGTCAACGGCAGGCACAGAGGCAAGCACCGCAATGCAACGTTGGCGAGAACAGGGTCTTAGGTCTATAGATCGTGCTGAGCCGTCATCGTTGTATTTTGCTGAGTGGTCGCCGCCGCCTGACGTATCGCCTATGGATAGTCGCGCTTGGGGTTGGGCTAACCCAGCGTTAGGCAAAACGCTAACTTTAAAAACGATTGAGGCTGAGAGCGAAAACCCTGACCGTGCATCATTCTTGCGTGCGTCATGCAACCTTTGGGTTGCGTCAGACAAGTCATGGATAGCACCGGGTCTATGGCCTGAGTTGGAGTACACAGACCCGATGCCTGACGGTGGCACAGTCGCCATAGAAACAAGTCTGACCGACGACCGCTATTTTGCCACTCGAGCCGTAGTGCTTGACGATCGGCGCACCGTTGTAACCGTTGAGTTTGTTTGCGACACTTACGACGAGATGTTGCAACACGTTGAGCGCCTAGCCAAAAACACGGCAATCAAATTTGCTATTTCACCGTCAATAGATATTCATTGGCCGTTGGCGTTAGAGCGTCGGCGTGCAATCGTCGGCTATGGCGAGATACTTAAATTTACGCCGCGCATCAAGTCAATGATCCACGAAAAACTGTTGTGGCATACAGGCGAAAATATGCTTGCCGAACACGTACAACGCGCCGTCGCAGTACGCAGTCAAAACAGCATTGCATTATCTAGCCAGCGATCACCCGGCCCGATTGAGTTAGCACGCTGTTTAGTTTGGTGCGCTGCACTTGCAAGCCGACCTACCGCGACAGGTAAACCTATGATCGTTGTGGCTAGTGGCTAGTATGCAAAACGGGTGGCCGTCGTTTACTTATGCTTTCTCGGTTACGTTCGCGGCGGTCACCTATCAACACGGGCAAGCGATACGCGTGGCATACTTAGCCAATGGCAATCTTTAGCAGGTCAATAAACAAAGCAGCGATATCGCCTGAGCCAACAAAAGCGGCAGCGGCTGGTAGTTATTACAGCAACAGCGTCAACAACGGTGGCGCAAACATGGTCGGTCAGTACTACTCGTACATTGAAGGCGACGCTCGCAACCGTGCAATGAGCGTGCCTACCGTTAGTCGAGCGCGCGATCTCATGGCCAGCGTTATCGGTTGCATGAACTTAAAGATGTACAACGAAATTTGGAACGGCAACGAAATGGAAAAATTGCCTATTGCACCGCGCACTTGGCTACGCAAAATAGACCCAACGTTGCCAAACAATTTTATTTTGTCGTGGACATTTGACGATTTATTTTTTTACGGTCGCGCGTTTTGGTATATCACGTCACGCACAGCCGACGGATACCCAGCGTCATACACTCGACTACCTGCAGCAATGGTGCAGACATTAGATCAGTCAGGGCCAGTATGGTTTGCGCCGTCAAAACAAATTATCTTTCAAGGCGGCAACCTAGACCCAAACGACGTTGTGCAATTCTTGTCGCCAATTCAAGGCATCGTTTATCAGTCAACGCAATCTGTATCTACAGCGTTACAACTTGAAGCTGCGCGTCATAGAAATTCTACGTCAGCAATACCGGCAGGCATTTTGCGTCAGACTGGTGGCGAGCCTTTGAGCGCTCAAGAGTTAGCCGATCTTGCGGCCGCGTTTAACGTGGCGCGCGCAACTAATCAGACTGCAGCGCTAAACGAATTTGTTACCTACACAGAGACCGCAACTAGCCCTGACAAAATGTTGTTGATTGACAGCGCCGAATTTCAGGCAATGGAAATGGCTCGACTATGCAACATTCCGCCATATTTAGCAGGCGTGTCGGTTGGCAGTTACTCGTACCAGTCGAGCGCCGAAGCGCGCATGGACTTGTGGACATTTGGCGTTCGCGCCTACGCAGATTGCATTGCTGGCACATTAAGCGGTAACAACGTGCTACCTAACGGCACATATGTTGAGTTTGACGTTGAACAATATTTGTCGGGCGAATATTCAATGAGTGACTACCGTGAGGACAATTCCGAAACACCGATACCAAATGGAGTACTATAAATTTTATGATCCGATTAACCCCTTCACAGATCACGGTTGATGCAGCGGCGGCAGAGGGCTTGCCGTCGCGCTCAATCTCAGGCGTAGCAGTCACATACGACGAAACAGCAACCGTCAATGACGGCACTAAGGTACGATTTTTGCAAGGGTCGTTGCCAGTCACGGGGCGCGACCCGAAAATTCTTGGCCAGCATGACAGCAATCAGATTGTCGGCAAAGTAGTTGAGCGTGTGGACACGCCACAGGGCATGATGTTTACGGCCAAGATCAGCGCCACTCGACTAGGCGACGAATATATGACCCTTATGGTTGACGGCGTTATTGACGCGGTATCGGTAGGCGTAACCCCAACAAAGTTCAGTTACGACGAGGAAGGCGTAATGATCGTAGAGGCGGCCAACTGGCAAGAATTGTCGCTGGTCAGCGAGGGCGCGTTTAGCGGTGCAATCATTACCGACGTAGCGGCCAGCGCCCCTGACGAGGTAGCCGAGGGTATCCCCGAAACAGAATTAACTAATGCTATACAATCAGAACAAGACGAACAAAAGGACAAAGACATGACCGACAAAATTGAAACACCAGTAGTTGAGGCAGCACAGTCAACAGTTGACAAACTTTGGGCGCAACCTGCACGCGAATTTAAAATGCCAACACCGGGCGAATACATGGCAGCAATGGCAATCGGTGGCGACACTTTTGCAAAAGTTAATCTTGCATACAAAGATGCAGTTAGAAAACAACAGTCAGCGTTACAAGCAGCAGCAGGCGACATTTTGACAACTGATACACCGGGTCTTTTGCCAGTTCCAGTTCTTGGGCCATTGTTTCAAGACTTGAATTTTGTGCGACCAGTTGTTAGCGCATTTGGTGCGCGTGCAATGCCAAACACACCGTCAAAAACTTTTATTCGACCAACAATTACCACACACACTTCGGCCGCAACACAGACCGAAGGTTCGGCAGTTAGTGCAACGACAATGGTTATCGCATCAAACACAGTTACTAAAACAACTGTTGCTGGTCAAGTAACTATTACTCGACAGGACATGGATTTTACAGACCCAAGTTCAATGAACTTGATCTTGAACGATCTTGCAGGCGAGTATCTCATTAAAACTGATGACGTTGCAGCCGACGCACTTGTTGCAGGTAAGACAGCATCAGGCTCGACATGGACAGTTACGGCAGGCGACCCATCATCTTTGATTGAGTCTTTGTATGACGCGGCACGCGAAATTACTGAAGACAGCAACTACTTCCCAACACACTTGTGTGTATCGCCTGACGTTTGGCAAAAACTTGGTCAGCAACTTGACTCAAGCAAGCGACCAGTACTCGGTTACACAACTGACGGTGTGCTTGGTCAAAATTCAATTGGTAAAGTTGGCGGTCTCGCTTACACAGCAATGGACGTATTTGGTCTTAAATTGGTTGTTGATAACAATTTTGCAAACGGCACAATGCTTGTTGTTTACGCACCGGGTTTTGAGATCTACGAGGCACAACAGGGCATTTTGTCTGTTGATGTTCCGTCAACTCTCAGTCGCACATTCAGTTACTACGGTTACTTCTCAACATTTGTTGCTAAGTCATCGTTTATTCAGGGCATCGTAGTTGCCTAGTCGCATGGCGGCTACACCGCTATGGCGACCTATCTAACAGCGTCAAAACAGTTATTAAATAACTACGCCTGCATATCTACGCTCGAGCCAACCGACATACAGGTTGGCGACAGCATCGTTGTTGCGAGCATTGCCGCACCGTTCAACGGCACGTTCACCGTGTTGTCATGTCCGCAATACGAGTACACAGGCATAGATAGCACTACAGGCGAGTGGCTGTTTAACGAGAACGTACCGCGCGCTAATCAAGTCTTGTACGCCTGCACAGGCTCGGCAGTCGAGTACAGCGCGTTTTACACAGGCACAGTTTCGTTCACACCTACTTGCACTTGGGTTACGGTCGCAAACCTTGTCACTTATCTTGGCGTTTCAATTACTAATCCGTCAGACGATTACACGCTGGCTACGCAGGCCGTATCGGCTTCGAACCAATTTTGTAGTCGCCGACGAGCTGAGGCAGGCTACAACGACTCATTAAGCACGTCGCCTAGCGGTGACGTAACGCTGGGCACGATCATGTACGCGGCAGCGTTGTGGCGTAGTCGAGGCAGTCTTGAAAATGTGTTTGCGTCGTTTGACAACATGGGTGCAGCACCGCAACAGTCAATGACACCGATTGTTAAACAGTTGTTAGGTATTGACCGACCTGCGGTGGCATAGTGCCTGCACCGTACACAGACCTGTTTAATGAGGCGCTAGACGATCTCACAGCCACGCTGACAGCCGTAACGGGCTTACGGGTAGTAAACGACCCGACAAAACTTGTGCCTAATTGTGTGTTTATTACAGCGCCAAGTTTTACGACCATTGCAGGCAACGGCAACATTGTACGCATGGACTACCCAATAAAAATTGTTGGCAGCGGCCCAGCAGGGCTACCCGTGTTGCGTGAGATTTTGCAGATCACCGCGCTAGTGCTTGGGTCAAGCGTCATTGCTATGT